TTAATAATGAGACGAGCAATCTCATCGGGTATGTCGATCATATCCTGGAGTTTGGCACGCCGGCGAATACCGTGGGCCTCTCGGTCACGCAGGCCAGCGCGATAATCAAATTGACGGCGAGCGAGATCATCGCCGATGCGGCGTACACATCGACCGGGACCAGCACACTGTTCATTCAGTGCCCGCGCATTCAGGGCACGCGGACCGGTACGGCGAATTTGTCGATCACGACCCCGTCCGCGGCGGCGGGTCAGGTCCTCTTCGCGCAGAATGCGACCAGCGCTCCACTATGGCTGACAGTCAGCGGCGCGATCACTGCCGCTGCGGGCGGCACGACATTCCTTAGCGCCAACACGGTTACTACGCTGAATATTGTCACTGGAGCGATCGTCTCTACGTCACTTGCGACCAGCGGTATCCTTCAGGCGTATATCGCCGACTTCGCTATTGGCTCCACGAAGATTGCGACGGGCGGCGTTCTCTCCACAGCGATCGCGACTGCGGCGGTGGGCAATACGCAGCTCAGGCAGGGGGCGGCGCTCAGCGTAATAGGCAACTTCTCCACGAGCGCGACAGTCGTGGCGGATATCGCGGCGCCAGCGGCGATCGCGACAACTACCTATGGCCTGGTGACGAATGCGACCAGCGTTGCATGGGGACAAATTGGCGAGTACCTGACGACTGGGCGGGTCTACTTCGTCCGCAATGATGGTAGCGACAGCAATACGGGGCTGGGCAACAGCGCAGCGTCTGCATTCGTCACCATCCAGAAAGCTGTTCAGGTCGCGGCGACGCTCAACGCGAACAACTTCTCGGTCCAGGTGCTGGTCGCCAATGGCACGTATACCAGCGGTATTACACTGCTGAGTTATGTGGGCACTCAGCCGTTATTGATCAAGGGAAACACGGCGAATCCACACAGTTGCGTTATAAACGTATCCACGTGGGGAGTCTTTGGCGATGGGGTAGTAGGCCCCTATAACGTCTCCGGCTTGAAGTTCATCACGAATTCCACGACAGGGGGCGGCAGCGTCTTCGCGAATAACGGAACGCGACTGAGCCTGTTCAACGTCGATTTCGGCCGAGCGATTGGCAATAACCACATCGTAGCCGGACAGTTCGGCAGTGTGATAGTCAACACGAACTATACCGTGTCGTCATCTGCTACGTTCCACTGGGTATCTGATACCAACTCCATGATCAGCGTTAATGGCGGCCTTACCATTAACATAGCTAATGCAACGCAGACGTTCAATACCTGGGCATTAGCAGCACGCGCTGGCGGTATTCTAGCGGTAGGTAACACGTTCAATGGGACGGCTATTGGAACGCGCTATAACGCCGATTTGAATGCTTATATCTCGGTCGGCGGTGGTGGCGCTAACTATCTCCCTGGCAACGGTGCCGGAGTTACGACGAACGGGGGTCAATACGCATGACCGCCCTTACGTATAGCGATGTATTGACGCAAGTCGCCAATCTTGTGCCGACGAACACGACGGACAGCAATCTGCTGACCGTCTTTCCGCAAGCTATCAACGATGCGGAGTTGCGACTTTACCGCGATCTCGACCTGCTCAACACGCAAGCGACAGGGACGGCCATACTGTCGCTATCATCGCGCAGTTTCGCGCTGCCCTCCATGAATGGCACATTCGTCGTCCTCGACGAGCTGAATGTCATCACGCCTGCGGGGACGGCGCCTGACGCGGGAACGCGAAATCCATTGGCTCCAGCGACGAAAGAGCTGCTTGATATGCTGTGGCCGTCGAGCAATGGCTCTACCGTGCCCACGTATTTCGCGCGCCTCACCGACGGCACTGCGCTGCTGGGGCCATGGCCTGATCTAGCGTACATCATCGAGGCTGTCGGCACCGTGCGGCCGGATTCGCTAAGCGCCGCCAATACGACGACGCTGCTGAGCACGTATTTCCCCGATCTGCTGATCGCGGCGCTGATGGTCTTCATCTCTGCGTATATGCGCGATTTCTCATCCGCGAGCGATGATCCGCAGGCGGGTACGAATTGGCAGAATCACTATCAAGCCCTGCTGCAAGGGGCGACTGTCGAGGAGGCGCGAAAGAAATTCCGCGCTGAGGGCTGGTCGCCCGCGCAACCGTCGAAGATCGCGACACCGCCAAGGAGCTGACGCAATGCCCGTAACGACTAATGTGGCTCTGAGCGTTCCAGCGCATGGCAGTAACGTTGACACGTGGGACGCTGATCCTGTCAATAACAACTCACAAGTGCTGGACAACATTTTCGGCGGCGTCTCGAACGTCGGGGTTGCGCTGGCTACGACGCTGACGACCGCGCAGTTGGACGTGTCGATACTACGGTTTTCCGGCGTCAACAATGCGACGATGGTAGTCGATGTCAGCGCTATCCGGAAGGCGTGGGTTGTCGAGAACAAATGCACTGGAAACGGTGTGGTCGTGTTGACCGGCGGGGCGGGCAACGTATGCGCAGCGCCCCCTGGCTCCTCGACCATGTACTGGGACGGCGCGAATATAGACTATATCAACATGGGGCGCGTGGGAGACTACTGGTTCTATCCGGTAAGCGACTATCCCCCATGGGTAGTCGCCTGCACAGTGCCCCCTTACATAGCATGCATTGGCGGAATCTATAGCCAAGTCACATATCCACTGCTATTTCAGTTGCTCGGCACGACGACATTGCCAAACTTCCGTGGGCGGGCGTGGTATGCCAGTGATCCGACCGGGACGATCCTCACAGTGCCGATCTGCGGCATCAACGGCGTATCTATTGGCGCAGTTGGCGGCTCGCCAAATCTTACACTTACGCGGGCCAACTTGCCCAATGTGCTGATACCGACATCGGGGCAATATGTCTCGGGTGGTCCTCCCAGCGGCTATGCTGGAGGCGGAGTTACGGCCGTCTCGCAGCTCACGTTCACGCCGTCCGACTATCTAAGCGGTGGTGCAGCCTCGCAGGTAGCGGCGACGAGCATCAGCCCGGCATGTATTGGCGGGATCATCTTCATACGTGCGGCATGAGGGTTCTCAATGCCCCGCGCCATGATACGGCTCACCCCTGGCGTCAATACGACGAAGACGCCGACGCTGAATGAGGCGGGCTACAGCGCGTCGCAGTTCATACGCTACAGGGGCGGGCTGGCGCAAAAGCTGGGCGGCTGGACGAAGTTCTACGCTAATGCTGTGGGGAGCATTCCGCGCGACTTTCATGCATGGCTGGACTTTAATCAGACCGAGCATCTCGCGGTTGGCGCGACTGCGTCGCTCAGCGTTATTACGAACGGATCGCTGACCGACATCACGCCGCAGACGACGGTCACGAATAGCATTCCCGACTTCTCCACCACAGCCGGCAGCAATGTTGTAACGATAGTCGATCCCGGCATTTCGAACGTCACGGTGCTCGATTCGATCTATTTCAATACGCCGGTCGCGGTGGACGGGCTAGTGCTCTTTGGCATCTATCAGATTCAGACAATCCTGGGGGCAACATCCTATACGATCAACGCGGGGGCGAACGCAGCGGCTGGCGTCATCTCTGGAGGCGTGGTTCCTACGTTCACGACCGTCGCGGCGTCGTCCATCGTGACGGTGGCGCTGACGGCGCATGGCGTCGCTGTCGGCGATCAAGTCTTCTTCACGATCCCGACGACAGCCAATGGAGTCACCGTTCAAGGGCTCTATATCGTCACGACAGTCCCCACGCCAGACACGTTCACTCTTACGGCGTCCATTGGCGCTACTGCGCCAGGGACCGTAGCGATGAACGGCGGCAACGTGCAACTGCTCTACTATATCAATATTGGGCCCCCCGCTACTGGTACGGGTTTCGGCCTCGGTGGGTTCGGCGTAGGCGGCTTTGGCTCCGGCGTCGTACCTCCCTCACAGGGCGGCACGCCGATCACGACGACGGACTGGACCAGTGATCACTGGGGGCAAGCCTTGCTGGCCGCTCCGCGGGGAGGCGGCGTCTATGTCTACGATCCGACTGGCGGCTTCACGAATGCGGGACTCGTCTCAAGCGCTCCCACTTATACGGGCGGGCTATTCGTCTCGACCAATCAGCAGATATTGGTCGCATGGGGCGCGACGACTCAGGCTGCGATTGGCACCTTTCAGGACCCCCTGCTCGTCGCGTGGAGCGACAGCGGCGATTATCGTACATGGACGCCGTCGCTGACCAATCAGGCGGGCTCATTCCACATACCATTCGGCTCGCGGATAAAGGGCGGCATGGC